GTTACATCTTCAACATTTTGAGCCATTAGAAAAGCCCGCCTTTCGGTTCAAGTCGCCTCATAATTACCACCGCCTCCCTCCAAAGTTTCGATCTTGAAAAAATATGAGGCTGGTACTTGTAGAACTCATATAAGTCGAGAATCTGACGAGTTCGGTGATCGAAAAATTGGACAGTGCCGACTTCGCTCCCGGGTTCATTGAGCCCGTAGGTATCGAAGAAGGTTTCCATATTGTATTTTTCTTTTGTGCCACTTTCGAACTTTTCTTTACGTTTGTTAAACTCATCAAAGAACCAATCTATTAGTTCATTGTGCGTCTGCAATGTTACCGAATTGCCTTCATTATCCGTGAGGGTTATCGGGTATTCTTTTTTCTCGCCTGTGATTTCGCCTGAGTAGTAGAGGTATCCGCAGACGGCAATTTTTTTTTATCCGAATTGTCGAACTCGATTTGCTTGCGAATCTCTCCCCCCCACTCGGCGACAATGTCAGCGTCACGAACAAGGGCAGCAAGGAGAACCGGGTCGAGCGCGTTGTTCTTCAACTTACACTCAACTTCTTCACCGGTTCGGATATTCGTTATCCCCTTCCAATCCTTCACACAATATTTTACGAGTGTGGCGAAATAATCAATCAAATTTGAAGTTGCGCCGTCGATCTGGCAGTCAACTAATTTGCCTGATAATTCTATCTCCTGTTCGTATGTCGGATATTCGATTTTCAGTTGAACCCCGTTTGATACGGTAATCCAATTTGAAACATCATTATCCCTGAGAAATAACTCCAAAGTTAGCCTCCTTTTACGGCGTTACGAGTAATTGTGTCAATGAACAAATTGAAACGGTCAGCGAATTACCGGAAGACGGCAGTTCACATTGCAGTTGCCCTTTGTACGTCCATATACCGTTTTCGAGAACGGGTTCAACGTCACCAACAAGAACGCCCTTCGCTACAATGCTAAGGTAACCGAGGGTGCTTGTTGTTCCGGTCGTGAGGGTAACTGTCTGCTCGGTACCGGCAACGAGCCCGTTTCTAAGGGCAGCGGTCGTTTCGTTCACCGGGATTGAAAAATCAACCATGAACGAAGGCGTTATCCTAAGGTTTGTCGCACGTCCACCGGTTGTTTTTGTGTCGCTGGTTACTTTGTTCTGGATCGAAAGCCTGTAAGACTTGAAAACGCCGGTATATGAAACGGTTCCTGCCAGCGAGAATGTGAACGCAGAGGCATTATTGTAAGTCACTATCTCCGGCGCTGTCCCGTAAGATATGCTTGTCGAATCGAAGTTCTCTTCATACGCCGCGCCGACAAAATCGCCTGACACCTGGACGAACCGGGCAACACCTGAATTATTTACTGCAATGTCGATATTCAGATTATCGAGAATCGCATCGTTAAGGACTGAACCACCGGCGGCGGTTGTAAGATAATCGTAAATTAAATTCACAGACGGTAATTTTGCGTTCGGTGAGGAACTTGAAGCGGGATCGAACGCATCCGTGAAGTCAGGCGCGTAAGTCAGGGAGTCAGTCCACGGAACGAAAACCTGCTGATAATTGTCAGGGTTCGGGACGGTCAAGTCGGTTTCGGTTGCCTTGAAGAGGGCGAGAAAGAGTAAGTGCGGGAGGCTGTCCCTTATCGCCGGGCCTGAAAATGAGAACCGGTGAAGTCCGCTTTTCGTGTCGGTGAAACTCCGTGCCCTTTCAGGTGTGAGACCTGTGGCGCTTGTAAGTTGTAATTCTTCCCGGACGACCGCGGGTGATTTCTTCAGCCCGGCGGGATCAACAAGAAGAATGATATTCGCGGCATCAGCTGCATCAAGGTCTACGGTACTCCCGAATCCCGCCTTGTAACGCATCGCAACGCGAGACTTGCGTCCTAAATATTCCTGTGTTGCCATTATAAAAATCCTTTCTTATGAAAAAGAAATTCCGACTTCAAGCGTGATCTTCATTTCCGCTTGCCGGTTTTCGTTTTGGGAGAACTCGACGTCCTCAAGCAAATTATAATTGTAGTTGTTAAGCAGTGCGTTTAGGTGTGTCGCGCACTCACTTTTGAACTCTTCAAAATCGAACTTGCCGGCGATAAAATAGAAAGTTGCCTCAGCAACGTACCGTCCTATCTGCTTGCCACTTGTCAGGTCTTGTTTGTTAATCCTTGTTAATTCAACCCTGAAATACCGCTTTTTCTGGTTCAGCGGGATATTCGTCTTTGAGCTTATGTCCTCATCAATTTGTGTGTACTGATAAGCGCCTGTGCCTTCTTTCTTGAAGGTGGCAGTAATTGCGTTCACGAGTGCTGCTTTTTCAACAAGCCATGTTGCCATTACCGGTAATACCTTCTTCCGCTTGTAATCGCTTGTATCTCTTGGGTTGTTGTTGTCCCGTCTTCGTTCAGGTCGTAGGCGGTGACAATGTTACTGAACTCCGCCTCAAACATTTCGCGGTAAAAATCCGCTTTTGTCTGGAAGAGATCGCCAACGTCTGACTGCATGGCGCGGTATATCAATTCAAGTGCCTTGTATATATGAACCATGAAAATCGCGGGATCGGTGAAGTAAGCAATAACCGTGTTTGCCGTGAAGCTTGCGTCATCAACTGCAATGTTCACCGAGGTTTCGGAATTGACGAACGGCAAAAGAATTGCCGTGAATGAAGGGTCACCGAGGGGAAGAGTGGCGGTGTCTTGGAAATAATCCACGCCGTCGGTAACAAGGGTGACCGTAAGCGTTCCGGTGATCGTGCTCCGAAAAGCGGGTGAACCGAGAATCAGCAATGAAGAACCGGACGGAACGGAAACCTGTGCCGAGGTAATTTCATCTTCCCCGGCGGCATTGTCGTAATTCCATGCGTAAGACTTTGCGCCAATCTTTTCGAGGTCATACCCCATCGCCCGGAGCTTGTTATCTATTATCGCCTTTGCTTCGTTAATTCTTGTTTGGAGCGTGGTCGAATAGTCAGGAATGAAGTCCGCTATTGCCGGCTCCCGGGCGATAATGTGGTCGAAGCGAACGCCGGTGACGAAAGGCATTAATAATCCTCGGCGAGAGTATCACCCACGATTGTGGCAAGATAATCTTTGTATATTTTTTCATGACCGCGGGACTTCGAAAGGACGATAATCCCGGCGTTTGCCAGATCGTAAACCTGTTTTGGTGTCAGCTCTTTGAACCCGCCGGCGCATTCGGTTCTTTCTCCGCGACTGTTCACGACAACGGTTTTCGCGGGAGTAAATTCACCCATTACGGTACGGGTCTGTTGCCCCGAGAGAACTGTACTTATCGAACGACCCGCGGGGTATACCTCAATCGAGCAACCGTCCATGAAAGGACAGGCGTAACCGAAGCGCGTCGCCATCTCCGACAGTTTAAATTCAAATTCTGTATTTGGTGTTATTTTTTCTTTTGCCATTGTATTTTTCGTTTCTGAATAATTGCCCGGGGCGATGGAGTCAGGTCACCCCGGGCGAGGTACGATGTAGACAGGCTGCTATCTATACAGGATAGCGTAAACCGCAACTCTTTGCGCCGTTGCGGAGGCGGTATTCCCTGAAGAAAGGGCTGTAATTGTGCATTTAATCGACTGATACGGAATTACGGTCGCCTTGCTAAGTCGTGTGGTGTATACATTGTAAGACGCGGTTGTCCCGGTCGTGGTGACATCGGTAGCGGTTGCAATATTCACCCCGGAGCCGTAAGCGCTTGCGGTTATTGTTCCAAAATTACCACGGGGGAGGTTCCCGCGCCAGCCGAGCTGATAAGTAAGAACGGAATCCACAGAAACGGCTCCGTAAGTCACGAGCGCGAAGCCAACGGAGTCAACCGATTCCAGGTTTGTGAGGTCGATGTAGAACACTTTTGCCTGTGAATTACTGATCGAATCAGAAAAAACGAGGCGGTATTCTGTTTGGTCTTTCACCTGTGCGAACACCGAAACAACGGCAAACACAAGGAATATAAGCAGTCTTTTCATTTTTGAATCTCTTTGTTTTTGAGTGAAGAAACGCCCGGCAATTTGCGCATTATGAAGAGGCGTGCCGGGCTTATCTAATCGCTTTGTTAGCCCGCTGACTTGTACTGAATTATCGGAATCAGTTTGTCATCGGTGACGACTTTCGTCCAATTCGCGCCGGTGGCAAGTTGTGCGTCGGTCGGGTTTGTGACTGAATCCGAGAACTGCATACCGGGAACGTGGATTCCGTACGAAGCCCTAATGTAAAGGGTATCAGTACCACCGCCGGCAGCCGCGTTGCGTGAAAGTTCGAAGTCGGCAATTACGCCGTTCGGGAGGCTCACGTTTGCGAAGTTTGCCGAAGTGAGGGCGGGGCGTTTCCTGTTGCGGAATTTGTAGAGAACTGAACGCGATTTAGCAAGGATTGAGGAATAAACGCCACCGGCAAGGGTGAGCGCGTCTTCCGCAACTACTGCCATTCCGAGAACTCTCCCGACAACACCCGAGGAATAAGTTTCGGTTGTTGCGCCGGATTCAATCAGGATTGATTTCTTCAGCATATTGCCGTACACGACGGAGTTGGCGAACATGATGTCGATCAACTGCATTGCGTCACCGAGTTTCTGTTTCGCAGCGATAAGCTGGCTTTCAGACACCACATTGCCGGAATCGTCGAGAACGTGAGTTGCAGCGAGGGCGGTAGTCATTATTCCGGTGATGTAGCTTATCACGCTGGATTGTACCGAGCGCGCTACAATGGTGCCTGCCTGAACTGCAAACTCTTCTGTTGGGTCGTGACCCGAAACGGACTGCACAAGGTTTTCCGCTGCCATTGCGATTTCCCTCTGGAGCCACGGCATTCTATCCTGCCTCTGTGTCATTTCCCCGGGTGTAGGGCTTGCGGTCGTGGCGATCTGTGTCATTAGACCGGTATTCGCGTTCCAAAAAGGCACGGAAGCAAAATAACCTTTGTCCTCAGCTGAAAGAATATCGTCGGGGGCGAGAACAAGCAGATCATTGAAAATTGAAAGTTTGTCTGTGAAGGTCGCCGAGAATGCCTGTTTGAAAACATCACTTTGAAACTTCACGTCGGTAAGGTCTGTAAGCGCCATCGCTTATCTCCTTTTTCTGGATTTTATTAATAGTTGTCTATACAATTCGGGGTTGACTTTTGCAAGGTCGTCCCGCTGTTCGAACGACAGTTGATTCAGGTCGTACACCTTGCTATAATCGATCCGCCCTTTCCCTCCCGGTCTGCCCGTGTCCCCGGTGCCGGGCTTTACTCCTGTGGTCGCTTCCACTTCCACAAACTCACGCAGTTCGTCAAGACTGAATTTTTCCGCAAACTTCCTTTTTGATTCAGGCAATTTTTCGATCAAATCTGCGCGGATTTTAGTGTGCAATATATCATATTCTTCTTTGAAAGTCAATAGTTGGGATTTCTCCGCTTCGAGCGCCGCAAGTTTGTCAGTAAGTTCCTTATTGACTTCCTGAAATTTCCCCTCGGCATTAAGTTTTTCGAGCCTTTCGCGTTCCTTTTGCTCCTCGGCTTCTTTCAGTTTGCGTTTCGCTTCGTCCCGCTGTTTGAACGCCTCCCTTGATTCTTTTTCAAGGAACTCAATTCTTTTCAGGATGTCTTCGGTGTTCTGCGCGGTTGTTTGTTCTGCTGTTTGATCGATAACGGGCTCCGCCGCTGTCGTTACGCCCTCCGGCGTTGTTTGTACTGTCATTGCTTTTCCTATATATTGAAGTTAATTGTTTGCTTTCCGAGTAATTGCTTTTTTACCTGCCGTTTCATTTCATCAATTACCATGTCCCTGACTTTTGTTCGATTCTTTTTATTCAAACCGACAAGTCTGCGGTTCAGGTGCGGGCGCTGGTTGCCGATAATCTTATCAGCGTCCCTAAGTTCAAACGCGAGGGTTGTTCCGTTTTCGGTTACCACCCTGACTTTCAATCCGCGGAGCGTCTGCCCGGTTAATGTCATGTCCACGAAGCTGGTATTTGTTGAGGTGATCGAAACGCCCTTGTAAGGCTCCAGCCGGGTGCGCTTCGCCTTCCCTTTTTTCGTGTAGCCGGTTATCTGGCTCATCTTGTTTTCTTTGAGTTCGGCGTATTCCGGTGAATATGTTTTCTTCCACGGATCATCTGTCTGGAAAACGCCCTGACCTGCATCGGCGCGAATCTTGTTTACGATCCATTGACCGACCTTATTCCAAAACGGCTTGGTAAACTTTACCGCCTTATCGAGGTTGAAGACGATGTTGAAGCCGCTCACCCGACCTCATCGGTTAGGTTGTGTTTGTGTATCAATTCGCATATTCGGAGCGCTAACCAAAGCTTATCGGCTTCGGCGGTTTTCTTATCGAGAAGTGTTTGGAGCGTTTTTTGTTTACGAAACTGCTCAAGTGTTTTAGTTTCACTGTTCGCAATGGATTCCAATTCTTCCTCAAGCCATTCTTTGATTGTGGCAGCCTTTACGGATTCCTCTGTAAGTTGGGGCTCGACCTTTCTGCAATAATCAATGTCGCAACGAAAGGCTTCGTTCTCAAAGGGGTCGAGTTGCCACGGGTTAAATATTGGTTTCATTTTCAGCCTTCAAAGTCTAAATCAATGGAATCTGTCACGACTTCCCAATAATGGCGACAGTTGAACCCGCCCCGCTTTTCGAAGTCGTAAATCTGTGTGCCTCCCTTCACCTTGTAAGAACCAAGCGCTCCTGCCTCGATCTCTTCCATCGTGAAGCCACCGGGACGCCCTTCATATGTTTTGCCCGCAATCGAATATTCCTTGTCGAACATCATAAGGGCGTGTTTGCATTGCGGACGGGTGACCTTATCGACGGGCCCGCGGAGAATGTAGCGAACATCCTGATTCAGGGCGCTGGTCGTATGTTTCAAAGCAATGGAATTATACTCGCTGTAAGAAGTGTTTAGCATCGAAGCGAACCACGAAGGGTAAAACTTCATTTGTTCCTGAATCTTCGGGAGGACATTGTCCCTGATCTGCAGCGCTGAATATCCCGAGAATGTCTGCTGCAATAATTCGCGCCGTACGTCTTCGGAGAAGTCCTGCCCGCGTCGGAGTAGTCCTTTCAGGTTCAGTAGTTTCAGTTCGTCAAGGGCTTCGAGGTTTACCTTACCGAACAGTTCCTGACCTCGATCCCCGGCAAGTTTCAAGAGACCAGCGATTCCCTGATCAAAGTCACGGACAAACTCGGACGCCTTTCCTTCATACCCTTGCTGAACGAGCAGCTGGTAAAAGTCGTATTGAACCAAGAACCGCTGTAACTCTTCATTTGTGGCACGCTTTCCCATAAGCCGGCGGAGGGTCGTGTAGAACTCCTGCTCGAAAACTTCAATCTCCTTGTAATAAGCATCAAGGCGAATGTTCGGATTGTAGGTGAAAGGGTCACGCATTTTGTGCCCCGTTTGCGTCCGGTAGTTCGTTCAGAATATCGGTCAGGGTTCGCGGGCGTCTGACCTGTGTTTGCGTGCCGGCGCCGATCTCCGTTTTCCGTTTCTGGATTTTCTGGTAGTGCTCAATCGCCTCTGATTCGCTTAGCTCCAAATCCTGCATAATGAAGGTGATCGGGTCGGCGATATTGTAGGCGACCTGCATTTCCCGCAAGGCTTTCAGTTCCGAGGCTGCCAACCGTTCGTTTTGGTCGTTCAGCTGGACGGTGAAGTCGAAACCGTCGGGAATCTTTTCCCGGTCTTCTTTGTGGTAATTCCATACAAGACGGGTGACTTCCAGAAGTTCGCGGATCATTCTTACAATCCGGGCGCGTTTCCTGTCGCGGGATTCTTCAAGTTCCTTTTCGTCGATCTCTTTGGCAGCGCCTGAAAGGGCTTTCGTTTCGGTCGAGGAAGAGGAAGCGGGAAGTCCCTGATTCATGTAGAACATTTCAATGCGCTGCTTCACGTTTTCACGAATCTGCTCCCACGGAACATTGAAGTTCACCACATTAAGCGATATGCTTTTTTGTGTTGTGTCGCCGTTCACGGAAACAAGTTCTCCGGGCGTTAAGCGAGCCTTATCGGGCAGCTCAAAGTTCACACCGTAGAGAACAGGGTACTGTGTGAAAAACTCGGCGTTCTTGTTATCACTCAAACTCATTGCATAGGTGATCTGCATAATGTACAGTGCCCAATTCGGTTCACCCCAAAAGTCACGACCGTTTTTCGCACGGTAGACCACGAATGGCAAACGACCGTACGGGTTCACCATGTTTGGGTTATCTTCCGGCGCCTCGCGTTCATCACCCATCATTAGGTAGTGCTCTTCCTTCGTCCAATATGAACCATATAGAGTGCCGTCACCCATTGCGCGGGCAACTGCTATTTCCTTGATCTTTAGGAAGTCGTCGGCTGGTTCAACAATACAACCGTCAGGCGTGATAACATCGATGTTGATTTCCCCGTCACGATAAACGGGCTGGAGTATAACGGTATTGAAGAACTCCGCTTTTTGAATTGCCTCGTCAATCGCTTCATTGAATCGTGTTTCTTCAAGGAAATTCGAAATGTCAAATATCTGCTTTGTCTCTCCGTCGCCCTGTGAAAGTTCGATGGAGGGTTGTTTCGCCAATAAGCCCGCTGTCTTTCGACCTACGACCTTCTGGATAATGTCGTCGTAAACGAACGGCATTCTTTCGAGTGTCTTCACCGAGAACGGACGATCCCTGAAATAATCGAACACAATTTTTTCTATCTCATCAAGGTCGCGCTCCCACAGGTCGGTGAATTTGCGGAACTCGCTTAGGCGGGCTTGTTCTGATTCAACTTTCATCTTGCTGAACGAGAGCATGAGTGATGAAAGAATGTCGGTTGTGATTTCTTTGAAGTCCATTTTAGTAGTGCCTTCTCGTTACGGTCGTGCGACCGATTAATGGATATTTCGCATAAAATTTATAACTCTCGCCGTCGCTGACGTGGGTGAGGTCGCCGGCTGTTCCTTTCTTAAAAAAGTGATCCCACGAAACGCGCTGGTAATCATTGATAAGTCTTTTCAGGTTTTCGGTTACATACGCTTTCCGGGTTCCGTTTGAATCGCAAAAACGGGCGTTTGTTGCTGTGATCCTGTCAGCAATATTCGCAATGTGGCGCGTTTCAATCCGGGCAGCGGGAAACGCTTCCTGAATGATCGCAATGTTCGATCTGCTTGCCTCGGGACGGTTTGCGCTGCCTGCAATGTCACAATAGAATGTAAGGTCGCCCGTGTGACCGATCTCCCGGAGTTTGTTTCTCAACAAGTGGCACATTACTTCTGTCTTTGCGCTGCCTGTCATCTCCACACAATCGAATGAATAATCAACACCGCCGATTTCCTGACCAATAGTCCAATTCATAAGACCGATATTGAAGTCGCATGAAACTTCCAGAGGCAATGAATGAACCGGTGTGAAGTTCGGGATAATATTCTCCGGCGTGAAAGAGTAATAAACAAGACCCTCCGTGAAATTCACAAACTTGCCAAATACATAAGCCTGAACCTCTTTCTCCCCGTATGAAGCGCGGAGCTTTTCGACGTAGTCAGGTTCGAGGTGATG